GGGCAAGACCATAAGCAATATTTTTGATCATTAATGCCAATTTGTCTGTAATAATGTCAGTCTCATAATATTTTTTAAGTTCATCTGTAAATTCTTGAGGATTTACATAATAAACCTTTTTTGGAGAATTTTTGCTTTTAGCATCTAAAACCACCACAGGAACATCTGGAATTATTACATCAACAACAACCTCTTCAACTTTGGGTTTCTTTGATTGTTTTGTCTTGGATGGGGATTTGTTCTTTGACGTAAATGTCTTTTCTTTTTTCATAATGTTTAAAGGCGTATACTAATTCATCAACCAAATCTATAATGGTAAGAATGTCTTTATTCTCATGGGTTCTTAAACCTCTACCAATAGATTGCAGAGTCTTAATCTTTGATTTACCACCCGCTGCAAATATAATGTAATGAATGTTTTTAATGGAAATTCCTGTGGAGAAGATTTTACTTATGGCTATACAAACTATATTATCATCTTTTTCCATAAGGGTTTGAATTTTCTTACGATCTTCAACCTCCATACTACCTTGAATAAAAAATACTTGTTTGCCTTCAAGGCTATCTAATGCCTCTTTCATTTTTAAACCATGATCTATATAATCTACCAATATAAGACAATTGTTATTAAGATTTTTAACCACTCTTTGAATAACTTTATATCTAAAATCTTTATTATGAATATATTCTAATTCTAGACGATACATATCACTAGAGGACACAGATGTATAATCTGGCTTAAAATCATATTCAATATGCAAAGCAAGCACCTGAGCATTGGCTATATATTTATCACCCACATCTTGTCTTAATTCTGTGGTGGTTTTTTTGAATATTACTGGACCTATAAAATTATTAATATTCCATTTATCAATATTGTTTTCTGGTAAAGTGCCTGTAAAACCTATTCTTCTTAAAGTTGGTATTTTATCAATAAGCTTGCATACTTTGTTACCTCTACGCAATTTATGGCAATTACTTACAAGTATACCGTTAGCATAATAGTTGTTGTTATGCTCTACTTCTATATTGAATACGTCTTCATTTTGACGAGGTATTTTTTTTATGTTTAGAATTTTCATAAAAAACGAAGGTTTAATGCAAATTATTTCATCATTAATAGATAATGCATCTGCTCTAATCATACCTTTCTTGGTGTAAATCTTGTGATTAGGTGTAACCTGTATAGTGTTGCCGTCGTCTGTTGTAATTTCTAAAAAATGATCATAAGCATTGCTTTTGTACAAATTACGCCAAACGTTTAGTACTTTTTGAAATTCATTACAACCGGTCTCAATATTATATGACATTACTAAGTCGTTTATTTTTATATCTTGTATATACTTGTAGCCAGAAGGTGTAATTAAAGTAGTATTTTTTCTTAAACATTCGTCTACAACCAATAAGTCTACTTTACTAAACCAGCTAATATCTGAGTTCTTACTTTGTAAAATACCCATATTAGCTATAATAACACGGGCATTAGAGTCTAACTCAGTATCTCCTGTCCACTTACTCACTATCTCCATAGGAAAGTTGTATGAAATAAAGTCTTTATAAGTTTGTGCCACTAAACCTAAATCTGGCACTACAATTAATACTTTTTCAGTAAGTTTGATACTGTGTAATGCAGCATATACTAAATTAGCGATAATTAATGTTTTACCACCACCAGTAGCTAACTCTACAACACCATAACCACTTTCTAATGCTTTATTAACAGCTGTCTCCTGGTAATCTCTAAGTTTAAATTCACTGTCTAAAGTTTTATGTGTTCCGGTATTGAGAATATGAGTTTGAAGTAAAACATCATTGTATTCTTTATTAACTTTAATTTCAAATGGTATAGTTTGAGAGTTAAGGTAATCTACAATTTCCGGAACTAAACCTATACCACAATAACCGGCATTAGTTATAGCGTAGATACGCTGAGGTAAAAATCTTTGATATCGATTAAAACGTGCCCCCGGGTTTTTAACACTAAAACGTTCTTTAATATTGTTAAGGTATTCCGAAACAATCTTTACTTCTTTGCGTTTAGGGTCGTATTGAAGTTCTACTACCATTAGGTCGTTTCGAGCTTTTGTAAATCTATTACGTTTTTACAATCGTACGTTAACGAGCTGGTTAGTTTTTCTACCTTCTCAAGATACTCAATAATACCTTCTAACTTTTCAATATACTCAGTCAATTGCACTATATTAGGATTATTTTGAGATAATTGTTCTAATGCAGTCTTACTCATTGAAACAGGACTCGCATTAGCAGTATTCTTAATAAGATCTTTTTTCTTAGCTTGAAGCTTACGCAATTGAGCTTTATGTTGCATCATGCGTGCTACCCATTTATGTTTGATAGTGGGCACTAACATTGCTTTGTCTTTAAGAGACAATTCATCTACCTGTATATCTTGTATAATTTCAGTTTGGTAGTTAATAAATAGTGTATCTAAATCGGGTAAGTCCATAATAAACAACATAAGTATAATATAATCTTTAATATAATCAACAGTGAAAAAATTTGATAAAAAAATACAGAAAATCTTAGAAGATATGGGAGCGGCAGCAGGTACTACTGCAGCTGCAGGAATCGGAAGCACAAGTGCAGCTGCTGGTGTACCTATAGGTCAAAGTAGTGATAAAATATATGCACCAGGTGATGCTCGCAATCTATTTGGTGCTCCGGAAAAAACAAAGAAGAAAAAATCTAAATTTAAAGCTCCTAAAAATAATCCAGGTTTTAAATCCAAATTTAAGGTTATCCGTAGAACTCCGCCAGGTTTGTAATAAGTCAAAGTAAATGGATTTAGGCCACTGGACAACAAATGAAGCTTTCAACAACAATATTCTGCCTTACGGTTTTATTTATCGTATTACAAACGTGGTCAGTGGTAAGGTCTATTTCGGTAAAAAGCAGATTAGAAGCGTTAAAAAACTTAAACCGCTTAAAGGAAGAAAAAACAAAAGACACTTCGACGTAGAAACAGATTGGAAGACTTATACTTCATCATCTAATGATGTTAATGAAGATATAAAAAAAATCGGTAAAGACAAGTTTAAATTTGAAATATTGCGTTTTTGTGATAGTAAGTTTGAATTAGCATATTACGAAGCTAAAATACAGTTTGACAACAATGTACTGTTAAAAGAAGGATATTACAACGGTATTATAAATTGCCGTATTGGAAGAGCACCTGACGCACTATTAAAAAAGCTTGCACAAGAAGAAAACGGTGTTATTATAAACAATAATGCGATATCACCAGACAGATCTTCACTTGATAGTAGTAGACTTTGAAAGTGTAGCTGAAGATATACAAAACAGCTATTTAACAAAGTTAAGAAGCGAGTTTCAGGTGTTTGCTGATGATTTACCTAAAAAAGATGCAAGCAGGCTATTAGTTTATTATATATTGCAACAAGTACTTGAAATACAGGTAAATTTTAAAGAACATAAAAAGAACATAATATTTTACATTAACGAAAAGTTAGATACATATAAAGATATAAAATCTAACTTTAAAAGCGTAGCAAATGCATTAAATCTAATAGTATATACTAATACAATATATTATGATTGTATATACAGCAAATCCGGGGAATCTACTGAATTAATTAACAGTGTAACTAATTACCGCTTTAATTTCGATCACAACAAATACTCCCACCGGAAATTAGTAACATACCTTAAAAAGCGCAAGATAAGTCCGGATATTCTAAACCAGTGCAAGTAGCAAGTTTCCGGGAGATATATATATTATATATGATATATCAGGCGAGCGCAGCGCGCCTATTAAAAAATAAACAAGAAAAACCTATAACAAACATAACGTATAGATTACTATCTGTACATAGTCCGTCTTTTCCCTCCCCGGTATTATATTAAATGAATCCACGAAAAATCAACTATAGTTCTTTATTTTTGTTGTAAGTCAGTAAATAATAACAATGGAAACGTTATACGAGAAGTTTAAACCTAAAAGTAAATTTTTAGCTATTGTAGCAAAATTTAATAAGAGTGGTCTTGCGACTGAAGATGGAGCGAATCCTGGAGCATTGCCTGGTACTGCACCTGTTGCACCGACTTCTGCACCAAATCCAGCTTTAGCACAAGCACAAGACAAAGTTAATAAAGATACAGCTGATTTAAAGAAAAAACAAAAAGTACAGGCACAACAAGATATTAATTCAGTTAACAGTCAAATTGGACAACTTAAAAGTCAAGCCAATACACAAGACCCTACACAAAAAGCCGCTGCTACAGCTGCACTTGCTGCTGCTAATGCAAAGTTACAACAAGCTCAAGCAATAATGAAACAACCATGAGTAAATTTAATAAAAAAATAAACGAATTTTATTTTAATCTTTTAGAGGCTGATCAACAAACTGGTTTAGATCAAACCGGTGGTCAACAAGGAGATCAAACTACAGCAGCTG